CATGTCCTCTGTCGATCCCTGGTCTGCTGCAACGATATCCTTTTGCCTCACCGCCTGACGGATGAGTTTGCGGTAGACGTTGTTGGTGGCCTCGTGGAGAGCAAAGAGATCCTGAAGAGGTGCCTTGGGCATGGCATTACCCGGTACACGCATCATGCCCAGAGTATGGTAAGGCCCACAATCTGGCCCGACCCAGTGTTGCACAGATAGTGGCTTCTGCTGCCGACCGAGGTTTGCGCCCGTCAGGTTGTCATCGGCCAGTGTGACAACGATGCGGTGGCGTGGCAGGTAGACTTCCCAGAGACTGACGAAGTCCTCGAATTCCTCGTAATTCGATGCATAGACACCACGCCCCAATACACCAATCCGGTAATCACCTTCCTTGTTAAATAGCTCGTCAGGTGTTGCCGTGAGATCGTTGCGGTCACGGTTAAACCTCTTGTCGCTCATGGCAACTTCCAGGGGCACGCGGTATCGGTGTCCGAGGTAGCCACACTCATCGAACCGCCTGGCATGCACGTCCCAGACAAAGTCATCGAGGTCAATGAGACTGACCACAGGAGTACCCGCATGCATGTTCCACGCTACCCGCGATGCATCCTCCGGTGTCGCCAACGCCACCTTCGCAATCCCAATCGAGAATAGCGAATCAAAGACTACACGCTGGAATGTCTCGGAGAGCCGCATGGCCTCGATCTGCTCGTTGGCCCATGCCTCCATCGAACTTACCATGGGTCGCATGGGCTTGTTCGATGTCGTGAGCATCACACGCGGGTTCTGACTGATGAGACTCCGACCCACGATGGAAACATAGGTCGAAAGCAGATTGACCGGCACTTCCCTGGCACTTCCCTCCTCACTCCAGTGGTGCCCCACATATTGCCGCGTGATCTCAACCCGCTCCTCACGAAACCTTCGAGTCGCAAGACGACTGCGACTCATGGCCTCACAGAGCCGGTCAATATTCACACTGGCTGGTAAACGGACCTGTTGCATGAGTGACAACCGTTGTCAGGAACCCCAGGCACCGTCCTCGGAGTCCTTAAGTGTTTTCTCGTGGAAGAGTCTACGACCGGCGAGTGTTCGCATGGAGTAATCGGTCTGTGTGGGTTTCTCCTCGATGGTCTTGAGTCTAACGAACTCGCGGGCCATTTTCCAAGCCAAAGCGTCTGCTGTTGCCCGGTCGCCGTGGTTAACCCTGGCTCCCGCAGGGTCGGAGTTGCCCGTGACCTCATTGGCATGTTCCACGAAACCCTGGCCATTATAGTAGAACCGCAGGCATTCCAGTATGGCCTCTCGGCTACGGTTCATGAACTGGCGGGTGTAGAGCGCCGTGCGATACTCCTCCATGAGTAAGTTCTTTCGACTGGGTGTTGGGCACCAGCCGGGCTTGGTCGTTGTGCGGTTAGCGAAATCGAACTCGTCACCCTGCATGATGACGTTGGTGAGTCCCAACTCAATCACGGCCTTCGTCACCAGTAACCCAGGCCCATTGTGTTCCCAGGCGAAGCGGGCACTCTCACCCGTGTGTGTGGTGAAGATCCGGCAGAGTGCAATGGCAAGACGTGCAAAGCGTTCGCCAGAGATATGAGGATTGGCATACTGCAACACCTTCTCGCCACGACTATTAATGCAACTGGCACACGTCGGCGTCGCCCCACTACCCGTTGCACAGTCGGCACCCAAAGCATACTTGTCCGGCGGCATCCGCAAGTTTTCACCCGGAATCGGATGAATCCAGAGCTGCAAGGGACCATCGGGCTTCTCCACCAACTTCACCGCAGTCGCCGTATCGAAATCGTACTGCAAATCACCCACCCAGTATGGCTCCTCGGCATACTCCTCCGCGAGTTTCCGCACAATCAACGGGTCGAAGAACTGGGATACACTTCCTTCAGGGTCCACATCCAGATCCATCGCCACTGCTCGCGGCCCACTCTTCCGCTTACACTCTCCATCGTACCAAGGACTCCTCACTCCCGGATGCAAACCTCCCTTGGGAGTACCGTCAATAACGTAGTTGTAGTCGGGATCATACCTGTAACCCTCATCCAGTTGCTGCACACGATTGGCCTGTTGATCGAATCTGTAAAGACCCTGGCGCTTGACCGGATGCTGCGTCCAGTGCATCTGCAACTTCGGCATCCCGCCAATCGTCAACTGATAAAACGCCGTCCCAGTCCCCACATGCGTACCATTGAAAATCCGACACTTCGACGTGTCACTCGTCCTGTCCAATACCTTCCTGTCCTCCCGGATCTGGCTGAACTCATCAATCAACATCGCCCTCGCACGCCCTCCCACACCAATCTTGCCCGTAGTCGCCTCGCCCGTAATCATCGAGGAATTGTTGACATTCTCGAATGCCAGCTTCGTCCGCTTCATCTCCGGCTTCATACAGTCCGGCTGATAACGATGAATGAAGTCCAGCTTCCAGAACAGACTGTCCGAATCCGCACTGTCCACCAACTTCTCACTACGACTCACACACAGGAACTTCTGGAACGGATAAAAGTGCCACATCCACTCAAACGCAAATAAACACAACCAACTCGCACCCATGTCCCGACTCTTCTCAATCACCAAGTCCCGCTGACCCTCTATCGAATCCAAGATCTTGTACGCTGCCTCATCCTGAAAATCCCACGTCACAAACGGACCCACCTCATCACCCAACGGCGCATTCGGATTAAACTGCCAGCCAAATGCATTGATATAAAAGAGAAAATCCTGCCTGCACAGTTCCCAAATACCCCGCACAAACTTCCCATCACCCCTACCCAACTCCTCATACAACGCAGTCCGCCACCACACATTCTCCACAAGATCCTTGGGAACGTCAGAAGCATAGTTACCAAATTTGTCCAATGACATGAGATAAACCTGAAGTGACAACCGTTGTCAGGAAGGATCAATAGATGTAGGAGCAGGATAATCCAGCGTCACATTCAAATACCCACACTCCGCCAAAAACCCCTTGAAGAACAATGCCACCGCCATATCCACACCCAGAGTATATCTGAGTACCAGAGCGCTATCTCCCTTCGCAACCGCCCCAAAGATCCCATGGACCACCGTCTTTGTCATCTCTAGCCGATACAACTTCCCGCTCACATGCCTGTAAAATAACTCCAACCCATCCGGTATCACTGCATTACGATGCTTCGGCCTTGGTACACTCTCACACTTGGCATTCATCATCCTCAATACCGCACTCTGACACCCCGCCTGACTCGACTGCTTCCCATTCCACTGCACCCTCGCCTTTCTCTCACAACGCTGACACCTGCCCTCACACACATCCTGATTCCCCTCTCCCCGAAACACAAAACTTACCGGAACTGACATACCTCACCCCATTCCTATAAGTATTAGAAACACCCTGGCCAACATTCCTTCCGACACTCACCTGACAACCGTTGTCAGTTTGGGCCTGTGCATCGCCAACCACTCACTCGCCAACTGAACACACCTGTCCAACCCATCATCCACCTTCTTCACCACCACCTCACTCTCCACCGGCTTCCGTAACGCCGCATACTCCTCCTCCCGCTTCTGCCACACGTCCCGAAACTTAGCCGGATTATCCAGCAACATCCGCTGCCAGATAATCCGCCCGCCCGTCGCCTTCTCCTCCGGATGCTTGTATGCCCACCTCATATCTATCAGATCCTGTGGCACCCCCTTACCCCTCTCCTCCTCCTCCCAATCCGTCCAGATCCGCGTCTTCTCCTCTGCCACCGTCTTCCTGCACCCAAAACACAAACAATCCCGACCCCGACCAGCCTTCTCCCCACAACGCTTACACTTCGAGGTCGGCATAATTACCCCCAAAAAGCAACATATTAACCCACTAATCACCAATACGCAACATAGCAAAACCCGGAACAAAACCTAAGTCCCCCACCGGCCTCGTGGCAAGGCCGGTCCTGGTGGCTCAATCCTATAGATGACAACGGTTGGCGGGATCTGCCCCGCTGGACAGCTCAGCCCATGGTGCCGATCCGGCTGCGGCGGCTGCCCTCCACGGGGCAAAAGCGGTGTACACCGACAACCCCTATGCGGTTAGCGGTCACTGCTCGCAGCCCGCGATGACCACGAGTGCGTATCTTGTGGCGGATGCTCCCAGCCGAATAGGGAGCGACCATACGGTATGTCGTAAACCTTCCGTGTCACCCTGAGTGTCAGTGGTTCCGCTATCGCAAGCGGCAGGGTGATTTTACAAATGGATTCGATCACACAGCGTAGTGGGGATGACAGCCCCGGATGGTTCGCGTTGTGTGTGGTCTGCTCGCTGCCGGTTGCGGAGTGAGCGGGAGTGAAGCCAGCTAGTTTGTCTGGTAATGCGTAGTGGGACTACGTTCGGGTGATGGTCTCTCCGGATACTGACAACTGTTGTCAGTCCGACTTGCACAGAGTTCCTGTGTGAACGCTCCCGTAGTTGGGAGTTTGGAGAGTTACCATGTCCGATACGAACAATGGCGTTGCCCTTCCTGAAGCTCCGGAGATTCCGGCTGTTGCAGAGAAGCCGAGTCCAGGTCGCAAGCCAGCGAAGAAGACTTCGTTTTACGACTTGTGCCGGTCTCACTGCTCGAAGCAGAAATTCTCCTTGAAGGCTAAGGACGCTGACGGCCAACATACGCTCTCGCTTGACACGTTACCCGTGTTGACGAAAGAGGGTGTGTTGCAGACGGCGGAAGCGAAGGGGGTGAAGATTGTGAGCAAGTTTCACAATCCCATCGACGGCAAGCAAGCCAGTGGAAGCAGCTCCTGTGACGGCGGAGAAAACGCCAGTGCAGTCGCAGAGGGATTCTTCGCAATCGACAACGCGAGTGAGGAAGGGAAAGCGGGCAAGTAAGGCCGTACGTTCGTGGCTCTTTCGTCATCGTAAGAGCCGGTAGCAACCGATGGGGCTTGCAAGGGGGTTCGATTCCCCCTGGTTGCTCTACTGACAACGGTTGTCAGTGATCCATTCTCCGAATTGAGGTGAGGCGATGGCAATTGTTGCCAGACGCTTTAACCCGGCTGGCTCTATGATCTTAGCACCGGTTCAGCCGGTCGAGATCGAGGGCAAGATTTACCCGCTGGCAGTTCCGACTGTCATCGTGTACATCGTCAACACGGCTACGGGTTATCGCGAGTTTACCCGGTTCTGCCGACATATTGGTCTGGTTCTGCTTCAGGATGAGACAGGTAAGAGCCCGCACGGTGAAGGGTGTTGGGAAGTGTCGGGACAAATTGATTCGCTGGAACGCTTGACGGGCGATGGGAACGGTCTGGGTAGTCATCCGAGTGTACGGAGCTGGCATCCTGTCTTCAAGCAGGAGAGCTACAAGACGAGGGGCAAGTTTGGCAAGGATGAAACACGAGCGGAAGTGAACAAGGCGAACCGCGAAAGGCGAAAGGTGAAGTAGCACACCGGGCGGGTTATGGCGGGTTCGACTCCCGCCGTGTGCTTTTGCCTGACAACAGTTGTCGGGCAATCTCTGAGGGGTGAGTTATGCATATCACGCTAGGTGCTGTGGATATATCCACAGCACGCACTGTACCGGCACCACTTCATGGGTGCCGGTGGAGACGGGCAAGTCTCCAGGACTTTACGGAGCAGCAGCGTCGTAATGACGCTGCTGCTCGGATTGAATCGGCTGTCAAGAGCCGATTCGGTGATGATGTTGAAGTCTTGTCCCACAGGCTCTACTGGAGCCTGGCGGGCAGGGGCAGTGCCCTTTGGGGCACGCTCGATGAAGGCGAAGGAATCGCCGTGGGTTCCATTATCCGGTGGAACCCAGATAACAGTGTGACGGTTATTGGTTCCGTCGCACTGTGATTGGACACCCACTTCTAGCTCCCAGTGACAACGGTTGTCAGTGATCCATTCTCCGAGGAATTACCCGATGAACGAGTCCAACCCGATTGCTACGCCAGCTCGCAAAGCCGTCTGGCGTATCTTCAACAACTCAGGCG